AGTTAAATTATCAACTTTAATATACGCATCAATATTCTCCGCAATATCTGCAGGTCCACCTTGGTAGTCTTGAGAAATATAATACTGCTCTAAGAATTTGGAAAACAGAGGATTCTCTGATTTGGCAAATTCAGGTATTAGTTCGCTAACGACCTGATAAGTTTTTACCCTAGGACTTAAGGGAGAATATGTTTCGATCATTCTACTGTCTAATTAGCGATCCGTTAGAGTAACTAGAGGTGACTTTATATCCTATGCCAGAAATTTGCTGACCAGATGATATAGTGTCTCTGACGATATTTATCTCAGTATTTGACATGTCCAAACTTAGGTAAATGTCCTTTAATCCAATAACATCATTAGATTCTGGGAATGCCTGTATTTCAACTACATCATTTGCCTTAACTGTTGATGAAATATTAACAGTATTGAGCAAAACTTCACCTTTTGTATAATCTACAGTACCAGCAGACTTAACAACAACAACTGCATCTTCTTCAGCAGAAGCAGCAGGTTTAAATATGGCAATATCACCAAATCTACCATCTCCTCGTGGTATATCTGTCAAATATACCTCACCATCAACATCAGTAATACTAAATCCAGTAGATTTAACCGTTCCACCACCTTCTAAAATGTGAAATTGGTTACCAAAACATAATTCATACTGAGCAGACTGATTTAATAGTGCTTTTAGGTCTCTGCGGATGGTAACTCGTGTAATATTAGAAGTAATCGCAGGATCTGTCTCATCAACAATTCGTTGACTCTCAGAATACTTAAATCTACCCCCAAATGCATTCAATTTAGCAGATTTGCTGTATTCTGTAAGAGAATTAACTACTTCTGCCTTAAGTTGGTCTTTATCGTCAATAATACTGTTGTTATAGTAGACTGAAGTGTCTAATTCTACATACAAAATCTTCAAATCTTCAATTCTTTGGTTAATACCAGCAATTGCATATTGTTTTAAGTCATTAAGGATGTTCTGCTTGGTAAAGTCAGATAGAAATGTACCATTTTTCGGTTTTATACTCAAAACTACCGTTCCAAACTCAGGAGGATCCAATTCTTCACCTCCAACTACAGAAACGGACTCCGTATTTGGATAAACAGACTGAATTATTGCCTCATAATCCCTAGGTGTAACTGCCCTGTTCTGTGCAGAGTACATTCTAGGTGCAAAATATCGAATAGAGTCAATTTGTTCAATATCAGACCCATTTCTAGCGGTCTGAGTAGCAGTTACTGTTACTACATTAGTAGATGAGAGAGAATTTCCTGCATCATCAACTATATTTCCAGAAAAAGTGAAGAATTTTCCTTCATTTCCCTCTTTTCCGTCTGTTACTATGTAAGATATATCAATTTCATCGCCAATTTCTAGTTTTTTACCAAAAAGACCATCTCCAAAGAGCAATTCATAGGTTTCATTCTTAACTTCTTGCACCAAATAGACATTTGATACAGAAGTAACATCAATAATGTTGTCAATTTTTGAAAATTTAAGTCCAGCAGAGGATCCAGACTTCTTAACAGTGACCCTAAGCGTATCTAAATCGACAAATGAGTTCTCAAGAATGAATCTTTGGTCAGAACTACCATTTACAGTGAATTTTTTAGTTAAAAGTGTGCCTTGATAGACAGTTACACCTGAAAATGTTGCTGTTCTAGGTGAATTATTACCACTTATACCTCCAGAATCTAAGGGACTGGTGACAGATACATCTTCTGGGACAGAAAAAACATAACTTGTATTTTTTACAGCACCAACTAACGCTAATCCTTGCTTTAAAGTGACAGTATTACTATTTCCAGTGAATTTATATTGAAAATCAACGACTGCTTGAGCACATTTTCTTGATCTAGGTACATATCCTATGTTTCTTGCAAGAGAAACTACATTCTCTCGTAGTGTTGCAGAATCCAAAAAGGACTCATTAGCAACCATATTGGTATTAAATGCTGTAATATACGAATTATATGCCAAAATATCGACTAAAATCGACATATTTGACCCTTCAAAGTCAAAATCTTTGAAATCAGAGTTAGCTCTCAGGTAATCTTTAACAGATTCCTTAATTTCATTGAAATTTAAATTAGTAAACTTAGTAAATGGCATTCTTATTACCTAGAAGATTCCAACATAAAGTCAAATTCCTGACTTGGGAAGTCTTGACCTATAATATCGTATGTAATGAAGACTTCAAATGTATTATCGTTGGGTTTAGGTTCCACTCTTACTGCAGTATTATCAATACGACCCTCAAACCCCTTTAAAACATCAAAAATTTGCTGAGTTATGACACTTGCAGTACCATAATCAACAAAATCGAATAAAGATCTAGTCACATCTGTACCAAGATTAGACGAGAATGGTCTTTCTCCACCTATAGTCTGAATCAAATTCCTCACAGCTCTCTTAATCGAATCCTCATTCTTAAGGACTCGTACATCTCCTGAAACTGGGTGTGGCATAAAAGAAAGATCTATGTCCTTAAATGCCTTGGAATTCGATTCAGCCATACAGTGGCTCTAGGTATCGAGATTATTTATACCCCTTTATGCAGGATCATCATTATATGGTCCACCCATATCCACTTTTCCTGCTATCGGATCGTTTCTAAAAGGCTCTCCTTCTAGCATATCGAGCACCTTTTGACACCTATTAGCAGCACCTTCGTGATATCTTCCTCTATCTCTAATACAATTCATTATAGTATTGTATATGTCAAACTCTGATGCATCTGAATTAATGACATCAAAGATTGCATCGTCTAATGCAGATAGGGCATAGTCTTCCCATTTAGTCTTATCGTCTATCAGGGGTATTACTTTATTACTACTCATTTTCCCTGACCTCTATATGGTTTCCGAGCAGCGTTTCGGGCGGTGCTAGAAAATTTTGAGTTCTTTCCTTGCCCTTGTCGAGTCTTTTTGGGGGTAGATTCAACCCAACTGCCTCCGAGCAACGATTTTTTAATCTTCGCCATTAGTTCTCCTTCATAGTGTATGATATTGTAGAAGGATCTGGGGAACCACACTCATAGAATTCCTGAGCATAATCCCCCATTAGATCCAGAAATACAGTTTCACTTATATCGGTGTGTTTCTCAACGCCCTTGATATAGATTGTGTAAACTGTCTTTGACATTAGATAATTCTCATCTTCTCGTGACCTACTCTAACACGAGGATCGCACCATATCTCGAATCCTGCTTCTATAGCATCAAGACAGAAACTCACATCCTCTCCACACATATCTTGAACATCACCTGATTCAAAGACTTGCATCTTAGGAGCGAACCAAGGATACTTCATTTGCTCGTGTTCAAATACACCCTTCTTAATTAAGCACCATCCGAAACCTGTGTAGTCTACAGTAAATGGCTTCTTACGCTTGGTCATTGTCTCACCAGTTTCGTGATTCATGACTCCACCATTATTACGGAAGTCGCCCTCATCTAACCAATGAGCAACAGAAGTAGTACGACCATCTTCAGTCATATACCAACCTGCTGCAATATCCTTGTCCATAAGAACAAGTTGTAAGAACTTATCAGTACCGTATACTATATCACTATCAATCCATAGTTGATAGTCGTAGTTTAATTTGCCATCCCAGGGTATTTGATCTGGACCTCTTAATACATTTGCTCCAAGACACTTACATCTAGCAAAGTTAACCATACTAGAGTAGTCTTGCGATATTTGAATGCTCGCTCCATGTTGAACTAAGTCAAAACAGAGTTGTACGAAACTCTTTAAGAACTGGAAGGAACATCCACGACCAGGCATGCAGAATACAATTGCCTTACCCTTTAACATCTCCCATGCTTTGTCATAGTCCCATTCGGGTTCAGCACTCTTTTTCGGCGTTTTCGCCTTAACAGTAAATCCTTTAGCCATAATGATTAATGTACTTCAGTTATTATAACAGTATTATGTATGTGAGTCAATCTTCTTCTTTTTCTTCGAGGAATACACCATCACTTTCAAGTGTCATAGTTATTTCACTACCTTCATACCAATCAAGGTCGTTGCATATGCTCTCAGGCAGATCTAATACAAGTTGATCCTCTACAGGGTCGAACCTTATGGCAACTTTTATATTATGGAAATTTTTTTTCACTCAAACGAAACCTGTGTGTCGTTTTTATATATTGGATATTTTTTTTCTAGAGAGATATAGCAAGGTCGATCTGGGTCGTTTATAGCTTACAAAGGTTCCTTCGATTTAAACCGCATCGCAACACACCACGATATAACATAAGGGCGAACATACTGCCAATTAGTGTTAATTAGTAAGTGTAATCTGCTTGATGCTTAATACATAGTGCCTCTAATCTGTCTTGGCGTGGGTAACAATCAAGGTCATCATATTCATCATAATTGTTGTTAGTAACTGTGTCCTCCTCATGATGATAAGAATCTGACATAAGATTGCAGTTCCTCGGTGTTAATAACCGTATTATAGCATGATGTTAGTCAGGTGTCAATAATTGCCTCTGAGTTGTTTATAAGAACTGTGAGCATATTGTGACCTGCATGTTGACATTTTGTTCACTCCATGTTACGCTCGCTTAGGTGACACTTACTCCGCACATTTATAACGCTAATTATCACTTAGTAAACACACACTTATTAACATTTATCACTTGAAGAATAAAACACTTAAGTATATTTAAAAAGGTATTTAATAACTTTCCGCATATACTAACTCACCCCTCATGTATGCCCCTTAAATGACACTCAGAGAGGTGTAATTAGCACTTAGGTTATTGTATATCACCGTACCTATTCTCTTGTGCTTTGTACATACTTTCGGGTGTAATCTCTTCACTAAGTATCACTAACTGTTCTTGCTCTTTAGGATAAACTAAGATGCAACATTTAGTGAATTGTGATAATGAATGGGGGCAATCGTTCTTCTTTACACTTATACAAACTGTGATGTATTCTTCGCTGATAAATTCAACAATTCCCTCCATATTATCGGGGAGTTTTACTCTTTGACCTCTGGTAAATTGTCGCATGTTAGTTGATAACTTGTGGAGTCTAATAAGTCTACTATGTGTGAAGGAAGAGTTGTATTATTTTTTGTCCATGCACTCTTATAATTCATAATTAGCACCTTAAGTAATGACAACTGTGCATGACTAAGTTGTACATTATAGAGTTGATTGTCCATGAGTTTGTGTTAATTTTTAGGGCGAAATCGTTCATTGGTTAGTTATTACTTAGTGTAAGAAGATTACACTCTTCAATATCAATATCCTCTTCTATTATACCACAAATTCTATTAATATCTTTCTCTGAACTTGCGTCACAATTTAACAACCAACCATCAAATTCTTCTGTGTATTTGTCATCTTCTATTAGTGATATTCCCAATTCATCTTGATATTTAGAGAGGAAATTAACAACTGAATATTGATTGAAATTATCAGTAAATACGACCTCTAAAATAGCACTAACTCCATTAAACATTGCTATTCCTTCTTGTAACTTATCAATGGACAATTTAGTCTTTCTAGGCATTAGTTTGATCCTCCAATTTGTGATGAGTTGTTGTTAGTTTGTTCTGTAGATTTAAGATAGATTAGTGTTAACCAAGCGAACACATTATAAGACCAAAATAGTGTTAATACCATTATAATAACCCCCACTTAATTGTTAGATAGTCATCATTATGTAACCTGTTAAGTTCATCCGTATCCTCACAATCAAATATGAATTCTTCACAGAAATACTCAACAGATATGCCACCTAATTCTTCACATGCTCTAAGGATTTCACCTATTTGATTGTTAGTTAGTTCGAGAATATCAATGCAATATGCAATGTCTTTCTCTAATTTGTCCATTAATTGTTTTTTCATAGGATGAAATTCTCCTGGTAAATGAATAGTTGTTGATAGAGATTAGATGAATAAGTATTCATTTTATCTCCGATAATGGGCGACCTTTGTGTTTGTTTGGTGGATACGGTTGTTGTGTTTTTGTTTGCATGATTTGTTTGCAAGAAGTACATAATTAAATAAAAGAAAGGGCATAAGATAATGCTAAACATAAGGGACTAAGTATCACTAGGGAATGAAATTACTTTGTTTGGATGATCTTCAACTGCTACGATTTCACCAGTTTGTTGATAATGAGCATCTGCAATTTTACA